CCCATCGCTACGAGAAACTCTCGTACAGAAACGATAATGAATATCGGTGACGGTCCCTTGCACCGTCTTAATGTTGAAGGCCCCGCGCCTACGCACAGCCACCTTGCCCACATAAGTGCCTTGCTTGCTCCCGCTGGTCACCACGGCACGCACCAGGTCGCCCGTCTGGAAGCCTTTGACGCGCTTGGCTCCCTTAGGCTTCGTGCGCGGGAACCCATGCTCGTCCATGAGGCACATTTGTCTTGAGCCGTGCCCCGTCGCCGTGATGCGCAGCGGCACGACGTGCTTGATGACGAACTCCTCCGGTGTGCTCCTCCCAACGCAGGCCGCGTCGAGCCAGTGCGTCTTCGGTAAGTCACGAGTGATGCGGTTGAACTTGGTTAAGCCGCCGCTACCGCACTCCACGGGCAGACCGAACGCCTTGAGGCGCTCATACAATGCCCATCGCGTCGCATTCACCGCCGCTGCATCCCGTAACGGCGTCTTGGCCTGAGCCAGGATGCGCCCCAATCGGTCAGGCTGCTCCTTGAGGAACTCACGAATGTCCTGGTTGCCCTTGCGCTGGTTGCACGGCTTGCACGCCGCCACGAGATTGCTGACTCGATTGGAACCGAGTTTGCTGCGTGGGTGGAGATGATCGAGTTCGAGCGGGACTGAGCGTCCGTCACAGTAGCTACATTGGTGATTGCACTTCAGCAGCACATACTCTCGCACCTCGTAGCCCGCCAGGGTGCCTTGTTGGTACTGCACACCTTCGACGTCTGGATTCTCTAAGGCTTGGGTATCGAACCGGACGAGTTCTTGACTCATGGCGCTGACCGGGCAGAGACGCATAAGACGACGAACCCATGTGACCATGTTACACACGCGACTCTCGAGCGACGGCGGGAGCGTCTCTTTTCCTTTGCTGCGATTGTCGAAGCGCGGTTGGCGGTAGCGAGTTTTGCGCTGCCTCCTGCTCTTGCGCACCGCACGACGTTTGTCCATGTCCCGCTTGATCTGCTCTCCTCGATGCATCAGTTCCGCTGCCCACACCACTTCGGAGCTTCCATCATTGACGAGGGCGATGCCGCTGGTTTTGCTCCCCGGATCGATCTTGAGGCGAAGAGGCTCAAGATGAGGCTGCTCCACGGCACGCTTGAGAATCAGCGTGAAGGGATACCTGCGATAGACCGCGGCCTTGCCTTGTTTCAAGAGCAGGCGGGCACGCCCCGGATGCAGCGGGTTCAAGGGCTGTTTATGGGTATCTAAGACAAACACCTTACTCATACCTGATCCTGTTTTGCCCGTGAGGGCCTCCGTTTACACGGGTAATGCTCACCTCGTCAATGTTCGTGGAAGGTTTAACGGAGCACGCACCAGGTTTACCCCGTCGCCCTGTTTAACGTACTCCCGTAGCGGTTGGGACTGGTGAAGCATCCCAACGTACCTAATTTCTTCCCGAACGGAGCCCCGTCAGTCTCACGGAGACTGGTGACTGAGACTGGTCAAGAGTGAGGCTCGCTCACCTAAATGAGCAAGCCTGCCCCCTTCCAGGGGGCGGGTTCCTGACTTGTAACCATCCATATCTCGGCGCCGGCAAGACGGGCGATTACTGGTAATCGCCCCTAAACGCTGGTTAATCCGCCATCAATAACCAGGCACATGCCTGTCGCATACGAGCTATCATCCGAAGCTAAGAACAGTACAGAACGCGCGATTTCTTCAGGCTGTCCAAATCGGCCAAGGGGGTAGCGACTCAGCCTTTGAGCCAGCCTTTCTGGAGTATCGTTCTCAATCAATCGTTGGCCCAAGGGTGTCATCGTTGTACCTGGAGCGATGCAATTAACACGGATACCATACTGCGCAAAGTCGGCAGCCATTGCGCGAGTGAGACTGATAATAGCTCCCTTGGCTGCGGAGTAGGCAGACATGTGCTGCAGTCCAACAAGACCGGCAACCGACGAAACATTAATGACCACACCTCCGCGTCCACTGTCGATCATAGCCGGAAGAGCGTACTTCGAACACAGGAAAGCGCCACGCACATGGACGGCGAATGTGCTTTCCCACGTTGCTTCATCGGACTCGATGACCGTGCCGAAGGATTCAATGCCCGCGTTGTTAAAAAGAATATCTATTCGCTCGAAGTCACTCAGGGTTGCTTGAACCATTGCCTCGACACTTGAAGCGGAGCTTACATCAGTCTTTGCCCAGCTGGCACGACCGCCTTCATTGTTGATCGATTCGGCAACCGCTGCCGCCGCGGGACCGTTGATATCCGCGAGCATCACCGCCGCGCCTTCGCTGGCGAATAAGCG